GCTGCAGTGCTTGTAACACCATCAAGGATATTAAGCTCTGCTGCAGTGCTTGTAACACCATCAAGGATATTAAGCTCTGCTGCAGTGCTTGTTACATTTGTTCCACCAATATCTAGCGTAGTCATTGAGACTTCACCAGCAACAGTTAAGATACCATCGGCTACTGTCATTAAATCAGTATCATCACCATGACCTATTGTTGCACCATTAATAACAACATTATCCACAGTTAATGTAGTTAATGTACCTAATGACGTAATGTTTGATTGAGCTGCAGTTGTTACAGTAGCAGCAGTTCCAGAAACATTACCAGTAACATTACCTGTTAACGCACCAGCAAATCCTGTAGCAGTTACTATACCTGTACTTGGATTATATGTTAGTGTACCATCAGATTCTAGTCCTAAGTTACCACCATCAACATCGCCACCAGCAGTAAAGATAAGAGCATTACTTTCATTTGTAGATTCGTTATCTGTAATAGTAACTGTTGTTGCGACTGTAGCAACATCTGCTGTACCAGTAACATTACCTGTAAGTGGGCCAGCAAACGCATCAGCTGTTACTGTGCCATCAAAGTAAGCATCTTTAAACTCTAAAGAACTTGTTCCTAAGTCAATGTCATTATCTGTTACAGGAACTAAAGCACCATCAACTAGTTTTACTTGATGTTCATTAGCTGCATAGAAGTGTATTTCATCTGCGGTTTCAAAATCAATCTTTGTTTGGTCATCTTCACCAATTTTTATATCAGTTGCAAGTAAAGATGTAATATCTGTTTGAGCTGCATTTATTGTAAAAGTTAAATCGTAAGGATCTCCATCTGTACCATTGTCAGTGTCAGTCCAGTTAATGTCTATACCACCACCTTCAACAAATTTCATTTCTTTGTTTTTAGTAATAGTAACTTCTGTACCGTCTCCATCTTCCATAACAAAACTAGTAGCTGCAAAGTCTTGACCATCTACATACGCTTTAACTGATTGCTGTGTAGGTATAAGAGTTGCAGAGTCAGAAGACATGTCATCCTCGTCTACAAAAGCTGTAGCTGTTATTGTACCGTCTGTTATGCTTCCAAAAGTAACTGTACCTGTTGTTGTAATAGCAGATGAGCCATTATCTATAGCTCCAAAACCTGATGTAATGCTTCCAGAGTTCAACGCTCCAGTAGTTACAATGTTACCACCACCTACGTTATGACTAGAAAAATAAGTAGATACAGTGTCTACATTAGTCATTCTCATTGTTCCAGCATCGTTTATAAGTATGCCATCACCAGAAGCTACAGCGGTTGTGCCACGGCTAGTTCCACCGTCTATAAGATTAATTTCTGCTGCGGTTGATGTAACCCCATCGAGTATGTTTAACTCAGCTGCTGTACTTGTTACACCATCTAAAATATTAAGTTCTGCAGCAGTACTAGTAACGCCATCAAGTATGTTTAGCTCTGCTGCTGTACTTGTAACACCATCAAGGATATTTAGTTCTGCTGCAGTGCTTGTAACACCGTCTAAAATATTTAACTCAGCTGCTGTTGAAGTAACAACTGTTCCGTTTATAGATAGCCCATCAGTTTCTAAAACACCATCTATGTCTGCATTGCCACTAATATCTAACGTAGCTGCATCAAGCTCACCTGAAATAGTAATGTTTCTACCACCGCTAATATCTTTGTTTGCATCTGTTATAATAACTTTACTTGCTATTACTGTTCCATTTGTTATACCATCTATAAGATTAATATCTGTCGCACTTGCTGTAACTCCATCAAGAATGTTCAACTCAGCTGCGGTGCTTGTTACACCATCAAGGATATTTAGTTCTGCTGCCGTACTTGTTACACCATCAAGAATATTTAATTCTGCAGCTGTTGAGGTAACACCATCCATAATATTTAATTCAGCAGCAGTTGCTGTAATTGCAGTACCGTTAAAATTTATTGCGTCTGCGTAGACTGTACCATCAAAGTATCCATCTTTAAATTCTAAAGAGCTTGTACCTAAATCAATATCGTTATCTGTTACTGGTACAATCGCGCCATCCTGAATTCTTATTTGTTCTACGGCAGAGCTACTTACTTCAACAAAAATTCCCCAACGATTGTTAGTGCTATCTGCTACAATTTTGTTTAAGAAGTTTTGATCTCCTATAGTATGTACATTACCACCTTCACCAGCCGTACCGTCATGGCGGTGTCCCGTTGTTCCTGATGAAGCGTAAGCAAAAGCACCTAATATCTGATTATATTCGTCATTAAATAACGCTGCTGTTATAGTATCGCCATCGGAAAAACTACTTTGTCGTGTGTAACTTGTCATTCAAATTATCTCCTGTTAACTGGCGTATAATCTACATATATACCATTAATAGCGTATGGAGGATTTGTATCCTCTGACCGTATTCTAAAACTTGTGGTGTGTCCATTTCCCTGTACTGCTTGTCTAACAGTTGGATCAAGAGTTCCTCCAAAAAAACTTAATGTTCCAAAAACACTTGTACCAAATGTAGCAGGTGTTCGTACTGTACTTAACGTATACTCTGCTGGTTGCGGTAAAGTTGGATCTTCATAATCGTAACGAACTCTTAATTTAGGTTCTACCGTTCCTTCAGGACTTAAAGAAAGTTTTACATAGTTTACTGTTTTTCTAGTTCCGTGATCTCCAAAGTCAAAGTTAGGAGTTGTGTAAGTTGCTAGTATGTTTGCTTCTGATCCCGAATGATAAAAAGAATTTCCAGAGTCGTGTAAATAAACATATCCACTATTATCACCATGGTACTGCTGCTCAACATTGTCACTATCAAAACCTGATGTAATTGCTCTAGCTTGAATACCTTTTGTTTCTGCCCAAGCTATTCCGTTTGTTGTTAAACTTCCTATAATACCTTTAGATTCTGAAGCTGATTGTGAAGTTCCTGCATAAAATAATCTATATTGTGATTTGTTTCTAAGTACTGCGCTAGTAATTACATAACTGTTTATATTTTTAGCTAGTGCATTTGTAATTGGTTGTATCGGTCTACTAATAGAGCTTAACTCTACGTCACCAATTCTAGCTGTACCTGCAAGAGTCCGAATCCCATCAGGGCTTAAGAATACTAAGTCACCACTAAATTCTTGAATACTAAAATTATCTAAGCAACCTACGTTCTGAGTAATTGGAGTAACAACTATTGAAGAACTTACGTTTATATTTTGTAGTTTATAGATACTGTTTTGACAAAAAATTATAAGATCTTCACGGAAAGAACGAATACCTACAACTTTGTCATCTAGTTTTATACTACCTGATCCAGTACTTGTAAAGTCATCTATATCATCTGTACCACTGTAATAAATAGTATTAAGGTTATTTGTGTCTCCTGCAACAACTAAATGCTTGTCGTGTATTATACAAGTTTTAGGAAAAACACTTCCGTCAACTGTAATTTCTTTTGCAAAGTAAGTTCTATTAGTTAAAGCTCCTGTACCTGTTATTTTAAAATAAAAAGGCTTTGTAGCAGAAGCTTGATCTGTTATGATTACTTCACCATAAGTAGTATCACCTTCGTACAAAGCAAAACTAGCTTGGTCTTGACTTGTTCTTGCTAATGCTCCTCTGCCTGTAAATGTAGAATAGTTATCACCACCTGCATCTACCGAAGATCTATTAATCTGTAACCAAGTAACACCATCTAACGTAAAATAAATATTTGTTCCTGAGCAAGCTATTAACCCATCTGCATAAACAAAAAGACCTATAATAGCGTTTGTGCTATTAGGTCTTGCAGCATCGTCACCACCAAAAGGTGCGAAGCCATTAATTCTTCTGTAACCACCATCTGTATCAACTTCAAAGTTTTCTAATACTGTAGCAGATCCTGCAACTGAAAGAATTTCAAATTGGTTTAAGTTTGTGTTAAGTCCGCCTTTACATGATACAGCATATGGTAACGATTGTGCCATTACACAAACCTCATTCTATCATCTTTTAGATACGTTGGTGCTGGGGTCATTAAATGCAGTTTCATATTTCTTAATCCACGTTGATAGTCTTGTAAAGCAAATGCTGCAGCTTGTGCATTATC